CGTTTCCGGCATTGATTTGCCAAACGTGATGATATAAGCGTCATCCGTTTCCTCGACGTTCTGAATATGTCTCTGTTCCAAGTCTGCCATGTCCCGTTCCTTCGTTGATAGGGGATGCCCCAAGGGTAACAAATCTGTGTCATGTTTGCCACCCTGAAACCTTCCGTTCCTCAGAGCGAACAAAAATGAATTGACCCGCGCGTAAGCCCACTGCTCTGGCGACCCAACATTCGGGCGAACACTGGCTGGGTTTGTTTTATATGCGCCGATACCGCGTTCAAATACTGTCGCCAATGTGCGGACATTTGTGCGCTTAGTTTTTGCGTCACCGACTTCCTCATTGTGTTCATCAACTTTGTTTCGTAAGCCCTGTTGCACTTCATCGCTCAAATCTGAAAAGGCACGTTCTTCGTCTTTCTTGCCTTCCAGCTTTTTGATGAGTTCCAACATGGCATCTTTCATGCCTTGTTCGCCTAGCGTGCCAATCACACCCCACTTCATCTGCGCGACTACGCCGCCGATGTTTGATTTGTTTGGCTCCAAGTCACCGTCTTTGAACTGCGCCCCATCCTCAAAGTGACGCGCCGCCCATGCTTCGCGCTCTTTTATCCAGTCCAATGTGCCTTGCGTTTCTTCGCCATCGCGTGCTTTTGTCCAAAAGTTGAACGCTTCATTGCCGCGAATGTTGCCGCCCGTGTCCCAAACTTCTTTGTTGTTTTCCTTCACGCCAGCCGCAAAGTCATAATCAAACTGCGGATAATTGCTGTTCCGCAAGCTGATCTTTTTGTCATCGCCTTTGGTCGGAAAATCAGTCGCCATTTTCGGCTCCATCAATATCTGCCTCAACCGGCAGTTTTTGACCAAATGGTTCAAACGCAAGTTTCAAGCCATAGCGTTCTGCCATCTCTTTGTCGGCTTGTATCTGCGAAAACACATCTTCAACATCGCGCCCATAGTTCGCGGCGATATCTGACAGGCTGACAATGCCGTTTGATACGGCTGTGATGTTCGCATTGATTTCGCGCTGTGGGTCAACCCATGCGAACCCGCGCCCACGGAAATGAACATTGTCTGAAAACTTGTCAAACTTGGTCATCGGCAACGGGATGTTGCCGGCAGTCATCGCGGCTTCCAGCCATGCGCGGAAAATCGGTTCGCAAAAATGCTGGATGAAGAACGACTGCAAAGTTTTGTAATGGTCACGCTCTTCAATCGTGCCTTGCCGGATGGATGAATATGACACGCCGGTCAAGTCATTCGACAAGCTGGTGTAGCTGACATTCAGGCCGGATGCGATGCCGCGCAATACGGCTTTCTCAAAGTCATCAAACGCTGATGTCGGATGTGTCGGGTCAATCAGCTTCAAGTCCTGACCTTCCGGCAGTTGGAAAATGCTTGCCGGTTCAAAGTCAACCAATGGGCGGTCTTCCTCAGTCTCATCATCACCGACAAAATCCTCACCAGTTGGCGATGTCAGAACAGCAAACTTCGATGCCGCCGCCCGTGCCGCTACCAGTTCGGCTTCGCGGTATCCGTGCAACATCTTGATCGACGCGATTGCCGGAGACATGAATGGTTCGCCGCGTGTTTGGTGCGTCCGTGTTGGCATAAACAAGTGGATGATTTCATCGGCTGGAACGCGACGATGTTTGCGGTTCTGGCTGGGCGTATATTGAAAGCTATCATTCGGATGGCTTGTCAGAACATAGTACGCGACAGGCCGGTGGAAGCTGTCGAGTTCCACACCCATTCTAATCTCGTTGCCGTTCTGCTCATTGCGTCCGCTTTTCTGGTCGTCAACCAAATCGCTTTCGATGAACTGCAATGTAAAGTTGTCAGCATATTGCCGGTTCACAATCTTTTTGATAAACACCTCGCCATCGCGTGCAAGTGTTTCGGCGGCGACACGTTGGCAATCAAGCCAGCTTAGTCTGCCGGTCACATCGGCATTGCCCATGCGCCCCCAGCTTGTGAAAGCGTTTTCGATGATTGCATTGCCAGCCGCATCAAGTGACCGGTCATCATTGCGTGCGCGAACCTGAACGGAAAAACCTTTTTCACCGACCACGTTTGTTTTGACCAAATTCAAATATCGTTTGGCATATTCATTATTGCGTGCCAAGTCACGACTGCGGTTCCGCAAGACCGGCAAGGATGATTTCAATTCGCTATCGGCTGAAAAACTTGACGCGATGAAGTCGCCAAAAAGACGACCACTATCTGCGCCAGCATAGTTCCGATACAGGTGTTTATATTTTTTCTGCTTTGGTTTTTCAGACCGGCTCAAAAAATCAAAAATGCCCATCGCTTAAAACCTTCCCAAAATGGTTGATTTTGTTTTGCGCCCGTGCGTGATGCGTTCCCGTTTTTTTATTTCATTGACTTCGCGCCGGTAATAATCGCGCCACTCCAAAAGTTCGGATGGTGTGAACTTGTTAAGTGAACGCCCGTTGATTGAATAGCTGGAAACATCGCTGTCGGCTTTGCCTTCCAAAATCGTTTCAATTTTGCCCAGCATGATTTCCGCGTGATGGCGCGGATCCACATTGTTGTCATAGTCGGTTGAAACTTTGATTTGCCCACGATCAACGATGATGCGGTTATTATCGGAATCGCGTTCAATCTCTATTTGATAATGATAGTCGCCAACCGTGTAATTGGCACTCACCGATGATGCGGCAGAAAACAAATAATCATCATCCAGTGCGCTTGCCGTGATGGTGATTTCTGTATTCCCGCCGGTGGATATTCTTGCAACGAAACGCATTGTGTGTGCAGTGTTTGGATAGTCGGTGGAATATTCGGCAAGTTTGAACTGGATAAAGTCACCGATAAAGACTTGTTCCGGTACGCCTTCCGGTGCATTTGCGCTGTCAAATAGATTAGCCACGGGTCAAACTCCTAACGCCATCCCTGCACGAACCCGCTTTTCTGTCGCGGTCTGACCTGTCGCCGTTTAGGTCTGCTGGCAGTTTCGTCATCCTGAACAGGAGCCTTTGCCGACTTCTGCGCGATAATATTAACATTGACATTGATAATTGACAACGCCGCAATCGCATACACGCGACAGTCAAGTGCCTCGTTCCTTGGGCGCACCTTCACCCACTCGCGGCGATGAAAACCGCGTATGTATTTCTTGACCACTTTTTCGGCTGTCAGTTGTTTGAAATACTCGTCTGTATAGTCTTCGGGGAAGTGACAATATCCCGCGCCTTCATCTTTTATCTTCAATCGTGAATAGACAACTTCTTTGATTGTATCCACACCAATCATAAACAGCTTGCATTTGAGATTGTTGTTTGTCGATGGCTTGCCGACCATTGGCTTGCCTTCGCCGCCCACACCCTTGATAGCGAATATGCGGCGACCAATACGCGGCTTGCAGAACTTGTAAACGCTCTGCGTGTGATGACCGCCACTGTCAATCGCTGTGGATTTGATGCCTAGCTGTCTGCCATCTTCGCGCTCCCATTCCAAAGTGAGATAGCTGTCGAGATCAGACCAGACATTGCTAGACGATGGGTCGCCGTAAATAGTACGATATTCGATTGACCAACTTTCCTCATCACGACCCCAGCCGACAATCTCCATCTCAAGCCGGTCATCCTGTACGTCAACACCGGCTGTCAGGAAGACAACTTCATTCGGCAGTTTTTCGCCATAGGGTTCGCGGTGATTGGCGATGTCAAAGTCATCAACCCTCTCGCCTTCATCTTCCCACGTTTCGCCAAGATAGGTGTTCACCCAGACACGCAAAGTCTCTGGCAGTTTTTTCGCTTGCAGAAAATCCCGCACCGCACTTTCTAACGGTGTCCACGGACTGCATAAGCCAGAAAGTCGGAAACCCGCCGTTCCGACGAATGGATTGGTGGCTCTCCATTCACCCCGTTTGATGGCACGATAACGTGCCGCGTCATCCCACAACGTGCCACAGTGTTCACAATGATAAACGGCTGTCTCTGGCTTGTCCGCTTCCCAATGTACATTCGCCCACCGCATGACCTGATGCTCACCACAGTCTGCACATGGCACATGATATTCACGTTTGTCTGAATTTTCAAACGCCGCTTCAATGCGACTTGACCCGCGATTTGTCGGCGTGCTGACCATTACGAACTTGCGGTTCCAGAATGTTGCGGCACGCTTCTTTGCCAAATCAATCGCATCGCCTTCCGTTGTGACTTGGTATCGGTCAACCTCATCAAACAACACTAGCCGGATGGGACGCGATGCCAGACCGGATGCAGAGTTTGAACCGACCAACGTGATATGACCGCCATCAAACTGTTTGGTGTAAAGCGTGTTCCCACTGTCTCTTGATCGCGGGTCTTTAACTTTGCTGGACAGACACTTGGTGTCACGCAACATCGGAGACAGCCGGTCACGCGAAAATGTTGCCGCCATATCTAGCGTGGGTTGAACGACTAGCATCGGTGCTGGCTCTTGGTCGATGTGATAACCAATCAAGTTCAACAGCATTTCAGTCTTGCCGACTTGAGCGCATGACATGACAACGATGTTTTCAATCTTGTCATCGCTGATGGCATCCATTATGCCGCGTTGGTATTCAGCCCGATCTGTTGACCACTGACCAGCTTCGGCTGACGCTTCCGGCGACAGTCTGCGAAACTCGTCAGCCCAATCACTTATCTTTAGTTCTGGTGGTGGTGCCAGATTTTTGAGCGTCTTCTGCGCTATCCTCGTCAACGCTTGCCCTGACAGGGTTAACGGTTTTGACTTGGATTGCCGCGAGTTCTTGGAGCGCGCCATTGACTGCATCCTTCAATATTGTTTTCGCCTCTGTGACATTTTCAGCCGCGAAAGTCTGCGTGGCTGATTTGGTCGGTATGCTTAGAAGTTTCGCACGCATGTTGCTGACCATTGTATCCCAAGCATCTGCCACATCGTCCGCAGGGATAAGATTGCTCTT